CTCGTGGCAAGTGAACAACCCGATATGTTCGATGTTATATTTGGCAAATTCAAAATGGTAAAGTATTTGCATTAGATAAAATTAATTAAAAAATATGACAGAAGCAGAAAAACAAGAACATATAAAAAAGATTAAAGAGATTTTGGAAAGTAAAAAAATTTATACATTCAAAGACATCTTTGTCTTTTATAAGGGTTGTTCACGGGCTACTGCTTATAACAATGGGTTCGACAAGTTAGACGACATAAGAGAGGCTATCATGTCGAACAAGAGGCATGGCGTTCAATCACTGATTGATAGATGGATAGAATCTAACAACCCAACGCTGCAAATCGCTGCCTTCAGAATTATTTGCGATCCTGAAGAAAGGGCTGCAATAAGCCAAAATTACAATAGCACATCCGAAGGCTCGGATAATGAAATTCTGATTAAAACAGTTGATTGATGGAATTAAACATCGTCAAAAAGTATCGAGATTTTTTCAAGGCAACCGAAAATGAACCGGTTGTGATCCTGCAAGGATCTAAACGATCCGGAAAAACGTATGCAATTCTCCAGCGCATTGGACTTGACTTTATAATGGAAAAGAACAAAAAATTCCAATGTTTTTCTGAAAGTCCAAAACAGCAAAATTTCGGGTTGATGTCTGATTTCAATAACATTTTTAACCCTATATTACACCGTGTTAAAACAAATTTAACACAAAAGACATTTTCATATCGAAATAACCAGCTTGCGTTTATCAACATTGCTGACAACACAAATGCCAACGATATAGCCAACTCATTGGGAGCGTGCGATGTCCGTTTTATTAATGAATGTAATACATTTTCAAAAGAAACGGTTGAGAAGTTGCAAATAAATAACCGTGAAAAATTGTATTTAGATTTTAACCCTTATCGTAAATTTTGGGTTGATGACCTGATCACCGAAAGGAACTTTCTGAAGACGACATGGAAAGACAACCCATTTTTAACACAAAACCAAATAGCCTTATTCACGCAATGGACTGATCAAGGAAAACATTCTGAAGTTGGCAGTTATGACTATTGGCGGTGGCAAGTCTTATGCGAGGGCAATTACGCTGACATAACCGGTGAAATTTTTACTACTGAGAATATTCATTTTTCAGACAAAAAACCTGAAGGCTTACATAACTTTATTATTTTCGCTGATCCATCAAACGCAAAAGGCGGTGACAATTTTGCACTCACTTTGACGGCAACGGATACCGAAGGTCGTGTTTGGCTGATTGATAGTTTTTCACGCAACAAAATCGAAAAAGTCTTAATAGCTGAAAAAATTAAAGAATGGCAACGTGATTATCCGGTGCAACGGACGCTAATTGAAACAAACGGGCAAATAGGCCTGAAGTTCTTTAATGATTGCGTTGCGTCTCAAATAACAGTCGAAGGGTGGTATAGCCGTACGGACAAGTACGAACGTATCATGAGTAACTTCGATGTCATCACACAAAAGCTATTTATTCTTGACACTCAACAAAATCGTGAGTTTGCTCAACAAATCTATACGTTTAGCATTGATTGTGAACACGACGACAATATAGACTGCCTCAACAATGCTATTTTGGCGTATATTTTGATTTACGGTGAACTGAAGATATTATTTTGATAACTTTTGAACAATTTATGAAAAAGTGTATTATATTTGGCGCGAAAATAAAATAACATGAAATTATTTAATTATAGAACAAAGAAACAATCAACCGCTGATCAATATCAATTAGGGAGGGCGACGAACTTATTAGGATATTACGACCGGCTCGGTTTAGGGTTTGTTGTTGACGAATTTAACTTGTTTTCACAAGTAAAAGGATACAGAACCGACCTATTGAACGGAACCAACTGGAGACCAACGGATCCAATCAACAGCCAAAACATTCAATACATTCAATTTATCAAGCTACTGCAAAAGTACTCAACGGCAATTTTTAATGATTTTGTCACAATCGGGTACGCGATATTCGCAAGAATTGAAGGGCAACTATTTTATATTTCACCAAACAACTATATCAAAGACGCAAACACAAACTACGTGTCGATTAACAATTACAGCAATGCTGAAGTTTTTGAGTTTGACGATCCGGACGTGTTTTGCGGTGAATTATCAATTTATCAAAAGTGCCAACCTTATCAAAGACTTTACAATATTGCGTTAAGTTGTCAGAAAAATGGACTTTACAAAAGCGGGTTTGTAAATGTCATAAGTCCTAAATCGGCAAGCGGACTACCTATGAAAACCGTCTTAACGGAGGCTGAAAAACAAGCAATGGAAAAAACAATATCGGAAAGTCATGGAGTCGCAACGGATACACAAACAAACTTTTTGATATTCCAACAAGACGTCAACGTGAATACTATCATGTTTGATTTTGCAAAATTAGGAATCATTGAAACGAAACAACTTTGCGAGGAATTTGTTTGCAGTAAGTTGGGTGTTCCTTATGTATTGCTACCTTCTAGCGGACAAACGTTTGCCAACTACGAAGAGGCAAACAAAATTCTTTACGAAAATCATTCAAAATATTGCGAATATTTTTGCAACTTTGCGAAAAACGATTTAGGATTCGATATAGATTATAAAACAATTGCAGAAGCTAATAAAGGAATCGTATGACAAAGAACTTGAATATTTTTGGCGATATTGTATCATCAATTAGTAAAATTGGGGAGGTATCCCCTACTTTAGTAATAGGAGAGGTTGGTGAATTAACTACGAACGACGAACTAATTGTTAACATTGACTGCTTCGGAGGTGAACTGTTTGCAGCCGTCGCGATTCGTTCGATATTAAAGAATTCGCCAGCAAAGAGAACATTTAATATTCTCGGAATTTGCGCAAGCTCGGCAAACACGCTATTTGATGAGAACGATACCATCAACATTGCGCAAGGTGCCATGGTTATGAATCACAAGCCAACGGCTAAAATCGATGGAAATGCAGACGACTTGAGAACACAAGCAAATGTATTGGATAAAGTAGAGAATGAAATCATATTAAAGAACCTCCATGCAAGAACTGGCAAACCAATCAATGAGTTATCACAACTACTCGTAGAGGGCTGGTGGTTAACGTCTGAAGAGGCTGTTCAAATGTTGAAATTCGGTGAACTGAAAACCGCTGCTATCATGAATCATGGAAAAACATTGCAAGAAAGTATCTATAAAAATTATTTGGAACGAAAGAAAACGTTAAGTGCGGACGTATACGCACAATTTATGAACATTAAAAAAAGGTTATCAAAATGAAAGAGATCTTATTAAATTTGTTGGCGTTAACCGTTACAGCGTTAACGCAAAGCGGAGGTGAAATTTCACCTGAATTGCAAAATGAAATTGACAGCATCACCGCTGCAATTAACGCAATGCCGGATGATGCAAACGGGGACGGTGCTACATCGGGCGACGGCTCAAATGCTCAAGCAGTAAGCAATGAGTTGATGCAACGACTTGCTGATCTGGCTGAAAAAATCAAAGACGATGCTACAAAAATGAAAGTATCAAACAAAATCACCGATGCAAAGATTGTAGCCGTCAACAATGCAATTCGTAATTTTGAAGTTAAGCAAAAAGATTTGGGCGCCGGTGTTGCAAAACCAAAGAACCTCAACTTTGATGCGCTGGTTGAAAATGGAGGCAAAATCAAAATCTACAATTCAAACAACTCGTTGTTCACCAAAACAGCACTCGAAAAATTTAGTTTTTCGCAAAAGTTAAGAAACACCGGTTTACTTGCTGGTATTAAGGAAATGGCATTGCCTGAAGGGAGTAATCAAATTATTTGGACTGAAGGGACACGAGGTGCAAACACCGCTGCAATCGTTGCGATCGGTGCCGATAAACCTTTCAAGACCAACACAACGGCAAACACAACCCTTGCATTGTCAACATTGGCACAAGGAGTAACCGTTCCTGTTCAATTGCTGAAAGCTATTAACGGCGTCCAATCACTTTATGAAGACGACCTGAAGGGAGACCTTGAAGACAAAGTCGCTGCTCAAGTTGCCGCTGCTATTGCTTTGGCTGCCAACCCAATTGTTACCACTGCAAAAGTAAACGTTGGTACGCCGACCATTGCCGATGTTATTGAAGTTGCATATTGGCAGTTGAGACCGTATGCACAAGGCAAAACTATTCATGTAGCAATTTCGAGTGAACAACAAAAGGCACTTAATTTGTTAAAAGATGCAAACTATAACAAGTTGGCAAAAGTTTCGTATCCTGACTTGTCAATCGAAAACTTTATTGCAGACGCAACCTATACATCCGATAAAATCTTTGCATGGGTTGACAACTTGTCAGTTCGTTTCTACAACGACGGGTTATGGATCGGTTCTGATGAGTTGAATGGTCGTGGTGTTTCGGGTTCTAACTTCTCAAAAAATCAAATCAGCATCCTTGCTGAATATTTGAACGAAGGGATCGTAATTCGTGGCACGGACGTCGTGACTACTATCTATGATTCTATTTCGGGTGTAATTACTGAATTGACCAAGGTATGAAAATAGAGATTGTAAAGCCGCATAAACTACTTGAGGAAGGTCGAGTACTTGACCTCGATCATGAGTATGCGCTCCATTTGATCAAGAAGGGAATTGCAAGGAAAGCCGGCAAGGTTGAAGATAAGACTGAAGACAAAACGGAGGCTGAAGTGGACAACAAAACGGAGGCGAAGGTCGAAAAAGCAAAATCAAAATCAAAATAAACAAATACGGCAATGGGTTACGAACAGTTTAACACTTACCCTATTCAAATATTAGGAATAAATGAATCATACAACGATGAGCTAACCGCCATCGAGAATGAAATTATTAATGAAATGGGATACTCGGGAAATGTTTCGGACTTGAGTAGCGTGTTGCCTTATTTTGTTTTTTTTAAGTTTTGTGATTATCATTCGAGCCAAGTAAGCGCAAACAACGGTGAAAGCTATCAAACGCAAGAATACACAACACCGTCAATGGTAGCACAAGTAAGGGCATGGAATATGGGCGTTAAGATGCTTGCTTCAATATGTGAAAAGAATGGAGCTACTGTAAACGAAATTTACACTTCTGAACGAATCTTAATATGATTGAAAAGTTTCTAATTGATATTGGTATGCGATGTGGAACGGTTAAGAACTTCAGTGTTGCAATAGCCGATGACTTACGAAAGGGCGACGGGCAACATTGGTATTTTTTGACACCTATAAAAGTAACCGACGGAGGGAACGGTTTAAAGACATGCACTGTAAATTTAGCATATCCTTTCATTTCGGAACGGGGCGACGTTACTGAACAAGACGTCTTTAATCGATTGTATCCATTGTCAACCCCCTATCAAACAGAATTAATCAACCAATTAAGAAAAAACGTGATGGTTCCTTCGTTTACCTTTTCAATCGTTCCATTTTGGGCAAATGACAAAGGTGAAAGAACAGAACGTAAAGATTTTGGGGGCGCTCGAATTCATATATTGAACGCAGTAGTAAATGTTAATTATAGATTAGATTGGTTTAATAATTAAAAAAATAAAAAGATTATGGCAAATTATGGAAATTTCCTGCAGTATGCAGGACAAAAAACAGGTATAGACGTCGGGTTTGGTAAAATGTTCCTTGTCTATTCAAGTCAAGCAACAAAAGGAGCAAGCGACCTGACAGCAACGGCAATTAATGCTGAAATTGCAGCTGGAACAATTATCGGAGTGATTAAAGGATGGCATACAATCGCAGGTGCACCCGTTGCTGAAGTATCGGTTGAGCGTCCGGGAACCTATGAAAAAAAATTGATCCGGCCTGAAATATTAGCCGATACGTTAACATTTGAAAGTGGCATGGCTAATAACGAAGTGCTGGGAGATATTGTGAAGGTGGGTTCATTGAATTGTATCCTACTCGACGATCAGGGCAATGCCTATGGTGAGTACTCTCAAACAAATGGAATGATTAGCACCATGCTTGTAAATTTTTCAGAAAAGAAAACAAGTGGCATGCAGACTGATTATGCGGCTGAAAAGAGTGTAGCTATCACGGCACGTTATTTGGTTAACAACTTGAATGTTATTTATGCAGCAACCGAAACAGAACTGATTATCCCTAAGGACTTATTATACGGGCAATTGGTTTCTGATACACTTGGAGCAAGTGGAAAGATCGTTTTAAACTTGCAATATAAGGCGACAAATGATCCATTCATTGGAACTGTAGCAGCATTGAATGTTACCATCAAGGGGCTTCCATCGGGCGTTGCTCTTGGAACAATTACATCTGACAATGCAGGCAACTTTACAATTAATTTCACGGGAACATTGACCGCTGGAACGTATTTAATTTCAATTGCCGGCGCAACGTTCTACATGAAGGAGACTTCAATCACTATTGCATAAAATAGTTTATCATGGAACTTGATTTAAAGGGGTTTGAAATTGACGGCGTTACTTATTTTGTAAGTGATGAAATGATTACAGCATATGGAACCTTAGAGGATGCAGCGAAAGCGGCAAAGGCTTCAATTGAAGGAGCGCCTGAAAAAGAAAATACTCAAAGTGACAACGTGGTTGATCAATCGACTACATCATCGGAGCCGGCACTACCTCCATACACCGAACCCGTAACATCGACGGATACAGAAGGTGAAACGGCAACCGAAACGCCTAATGATTAAGATAAAAGAAAGGCTATTCATTTAGCCTTTCTTTTTAAAAGACTTGCACCATGAAAAAGTTAACATTAAAAGACGTAACCATCGCTGAATATTGTGATATGCTGAAGGCGGGTGTTGATGCCGTGACATTGAAGGAAATTAACGACCTGCTCACGAAGGCGCTCGGTGATTTGAGCGTTGGCTTCGATTTGGACGTTTTCATGATGCAAAAGGACTTGCTGTTATTGCAATGTAAACAAGCAATCGCAATTCTCGACTTTGACGGTGAAAAAGTAGCATTCTTAGACGAAAGAATAAAATCAATCAAAAGGGAGCTTGCAGGCAAAGAGAAGAAAACAGAAAATAAAGATCCTTACAAGTCTTTTTTGTCATGGATATTGGCAGTTGAGAAGTATTTAGGGTTTTCAATTGATAGAAGAAACGACCTACTCTACTTTACAGAAGCAACAATTCAAATGTTAAATTCCTTTGAGGCACAAAAACGGCAAATTGACGAAAGCAAGGCAAACAAAAGATAAAAAAATGACTGCATTCGAGTATCTTAATGGGATCCAATCAATCACTCCGGACGTCGTTGGTGATATTGGTGTTAAGGCAGTTCAACAAAACAGCGAACAAGTCATCAAAGATGCCATCGATGCCAACTTGCAAGGGTTGACGTTTGCCGGCAACCCAATTGCTGAAGTAAAGCCTTTCAATGATTGGTTTGAAACAGGTGAATTTCATAACAACTTGTCATTCTTAAATACAAACGATATTCAATTCACAAGCAAGGGTGATGGATTTGCAGCAATTGAACAAGCCTTCGATCCTGAAGACACAATAGCACCGTCGGCAGTTATATTACAGGAAGAAACAATGCAATCGATTCAACAATCTTTCATGAATTTATTAAATGAAAAGTTATGAGTGACTTAATAGATAGAATATTCGACGTCGAAAAGATTAGCGCTGAAGTTAAGGCAATAACCGAACAAATAACAGCATTAACCGATACAATAAACACTATTAAGGGAAATTTGTCCACCATTGGCAGTGATATACGCAAGTCCAAAGGCATGGACGACTTAGTCGCTCAATCGCAAAACTTGAATAGTGAGTTCAATAAAGGGCAAAAAGCCGTCAAAGATTGGCAAACACAAGTCGCAACCCTACAAGCAAAGACAGAACAGTTAACGGGAGCTGAGAAAGCTGCCAACATTGAAATAGCAAAGGCACGGATTGAATTACAGGCAGCACAAAAAAGTATCAAAGATGCAGCCGTTGAACAAATTGTACTTAGTTCAAAAACAGATAGCCTGCAAAAAAATTATTATGCACTCAAACAAGAGCTTGCATTGACTGAAAAGCAGTTCAAATCTTTATCTATACAGGAACAGAACAGCGCCAAAGGTAAAGAGCTAATGGACAAGTATAACGAATTGGCTGAAGTAGTAAACAAAACGGACGAATCTTTTGGGCACTTTCAAAATCGAGTAGGACAATACGAACAAGCTACTAAACCGTTACGAGCTGAATTACGTGCTATTGCGCAGGAAATGGCAACGCTGGCAACCAATGGTGATCGTGATTCAGCGCAATATAAGGCGTTAAGTCAACGAGGCGCTGAATTAACGAAATCACTAAGAGAAGTCCACACGGAATTAAAGAATGCGGGGACTGAAAATAAAGGTCTTCAAGAAACTGCAGCAGCATTTAAAACCGTTGGCG